TGTCAACTATATACTTTTATATTTGTAGGAATGATATATTTACGATTACGCTCTTTTGCTTGATAAACTTCATGGGTTCCATCACCATGAATAAGACCAAATGCCCATCCATGTTGCCATCTTAAACGGCGCATTTGATTTCTATTGTAGCTAGGGTTCAAACTACTAAGACAACCTATGTTCCAACATTCTCGTACATCAATGCTTACGCTACGGAAATAATCGATTGCATGTGTATGACCAAATAAAACGTTTCCATAAGTGTCTGCATGCTGTTTAGAACCATGAATATTATGACCATAACCATGAACAAATGAAAGTGATCCGCACTTGTAGACACCCTGTTTCGAATCATATGGAAACATTTGAACTCTATGTTTCTTAACAAGATCTTCAATTTCGGCTGTTCCTTGTGATGCATAATCTCTTTTCAAACCACTTCCTGCATTACCTAAAAGATCATAAATTCTTTCGTCATGATTTCCTCGTAGAAACACACGCTCTTGACCGAATGAAAAAAACTTTTTGAAGAAATCTTTACCTGCATCCCAATCTTCTTCCATGCTTTGACTTTCTTCATAGTCAGCGCTTGCATTTTTACGAATTGCCCGGAAATCCCAAACGTCACCGATACAAACCGTAAGATCCGGTTTATAATCACGCATAAAATTATATAAACATTTTAGTGCAATAGGATCTGCTTCGTCTCCATGAATATCACCAGCTGCAACAAATTTAATAGGTCTAGCCATAAACTTATATTACATGAAAAGGTGTAATTTCAAGCGTTTGTATCAGGAATATATTTATTTAGTATAGGCAAAATTATATTCTCTAAATTGTTAAAAGCGTTTTCTGCAGTTACAGTTAAATTCAACAAACTGGCTTTTTCTTTATCATCCAATTTGTCAATTAAAAGAGCTTTTCTTATCAAATCCACAAGATATTGAACACCTTGAGTATCCATCTTATTTTGTTCAGGAGCTGGCTGTTCAGAAGCAGTTTCTTCCGGTGCAGTTTCTGGTTCAATTGCATCCAGGTCTGCAGGAGGTGCTTCATTTAGAAGAGAATATTTCTTTTTTAAAATATCATTAAATTTCATTTAATTTTACTCAATCTTTGGTTGATTTGATTTAATTTACCAACAAAAGCATTCACAGTTCCTTTTACAGCAGTATCCACAACTTTTTTGTCTTGATTGCTCATGAGTTTTCTTACAACACCCAAATCATCATCAGTCATTGAAGTTTTATTTTCTTCTTCATCTTCACCTTCTGATTTTTCAGAGTGTTTTGATATTTTTCCGGAAGGATCAATTTTTATTTTTCCGCTCTTTCCATCCATATCATAGCTGACAACTGCATTCATTTTTTGAATGCCATCGTATTTTGCATTCCCCGATGAAATCATTTTGTCCACAACATTCCTTTGCAGTTCGTTTAATTCGTGTTCTTTGATATCTAATTTTAGATATTCTTGTTCTAAAAGACTTTGGAATCGAGACATATAAGATTATTTACTCTAATTTCATAGTATAATTTCGTTTTAAAACAGAATTGGACACGTTATATTGTTTAAAAATCTTTTGTATGTCTTTCATACTGAAATTTTTACTACTTTGAGCCAATATTGAATTTATAATTTTGGAAGCAATTTTTTTATAAAACAGCTTGTCGGAGGATATCAATTTACCAAAATTTTCAAACGTTCCTTCATATTCTATAAGAGTATAATTAAGATATTTTTCAAATTTTTTAAGAATATTCAAACATATTTTATATATTTCAGCATCTTCAAAGTATTCTGTGATTTCCAAATCATCACTTATTTTTTCAGTCAATATGAAAGCAATATCCTCTTTTTGACGCTTGATTACAAAATTTGAAAGAAGCAGATTAGCCAAATGATAAACCAGTATATTTTTTGCATCCTTGTTTTTATTCAGAGGCTTTTCCAACAATTTTAAATTGTGACATGAATCTAAAATTCTTTTTTCAATACGATTTGAAAAAGCATCCCAAAAATCAATAAAAACAATATTATCCTTCTTTTTCATTTTGGAACCAGTATTCCCGGGGCTTTCCAAGTCTGCAGTTAAGTATTCCATTGTAGTATTGCTTATTTTTTATCACTTCGTTTTGAATTTGCAACTTTATCTCTTCATATCCAAGCTCCCATTTGCTTTTGCAGAACATTAAAATTTCAAAAGTAAAATTTTCTTTACCATATTTTTCTATATCTTCATTTAATTCCCTGCAACTTCCAGTGTAAGTTTTCCAATCACTTTCAGAATATGATACTTTTCTATTTTTGCGGCTTTTTAATCTTCTGCTTTTTTTAAATTGCAGCTGTTTCTTTCCAATATATTTTCTATTATTTTTTATATTGGTGATCAAATAAATGAACCCAAAACTTTCAGGTTCAAATTTTTCACAAATCCAGTGACCATGATCACTCATGAATTACATTCCCCGTCTTTGTATCAAAATCTTTGTTTTTTTCTTTTTCTTTTTACCTTTTTTTGAAATTTTAGTTGCTCCAAATGCAAAAGGAATTCTGGCATCTCCTGGTGCATATCTGTCTCCACTGGAAATAGTTCCAGGAGGATTAAAAATACTTCCTATGCTTGGACCTGATCCAAATACGCCACCTGTTCCGGCCACGTTATCTTCGGACAGCATTTTAACAAAAATATTTGAAAAAAGACTCATATAAACTATTTATGAATAATGGACCCTGAAAAACTATTAGAAGAAATAAAACAATTTTTACAGTTTGATGAATTGAATTTGAAAGAAAAACAATTAATGCTTCCCAGCATTAAACATCGTTATGCTACCATTTTCATACGCACCAAGATGCAACTTGGCAATTTGTATACAGAACGCAAACGAACAATTCGAACTATTGTAGATGAAATCAACAAAGAATCTGCTATCAGATTGTCCGTTCCTGCTGCGGAAAAACTGGCATCAGACCATGAAACCATAGCTGATATAGATTCCAAAATTAGAAATTGTGAAGTGGTTCTTGAGATTTGTGAAAAATCCGAAAAGATTTTAAGTTCTGCAAGCTATGACATTAAAAACTTGGTGGAACTAATCAAACTCGAAACAAATTGAACACCATATTCTTGGAAAAATCCAAAAGATTTGGAATGATAGAATCTCCGCATATAAGGATGATTCGAAATCATTTTTCATGTGAAAATAAAAATGCAAGACATATGCGCCGAAAAGGATATTTTGTTGCGGATCGTCTTTATTCTATAACTCCTTCTGGCAGATTTGATATGGGTCTTTTCTTTCCCATTTACAAATATATGAAAGAGGTTCTTGGCTTGGATGACATTTCTGTGGATAAAGAAGTATTAAAAAAAGCCAATCCCATTCAATCCGATATAGAAATTGAATATTTAAATTATGAACCCAGGGACTATCAAAAGGAAATGTGTGAAAAGGCATTCAAATTTGGTAGGGGAATATTTGAAGTGGCAACAGGAGGTGGGAAAACTTATGGCATGGCTGTTATTTGTCATAATTTAATTAAAAACAACATAGCCAAAAAAATATTGGTCATAGAACCTGATTTGGGACTTGTGGAACAGGTTTATGACGAATTTCAAAAAAGTGGAGTTAAGAATTATGTTAAAAAATATACAGGAGAACATGATTTTGATGGTGATTGTGAAATTGTCATTGCTAATATGGGTGTTCTTAATGCCAGAGGAACTGAGAAAATAGATGATTGTGATGCAATATTGATGGATGAAGCTCACAAATATAAAAGAGGAAATAAAATAAATAAAATTTTAGACAAAATGGACGCATCCATTCGTTTCGGATTTACAGGAACCCTACCAGATGAAAAAGAAAATGTACTTTGTATTGAAGGAAAGATTGGTCCAGTAATTTACAAAAAAACATCTGTTGATTTGAAAGAATATTTGTCGTCAGCAATTTGTAATGTGATTGAATTAAACTATGAAAATGAACCAGAATGGCTTCCTCCTGACGATTTGAAGCGTTATCGGCAAGAATATGAATTTCTTGTTGAAAACAATTCCAGAAATAAAATAATAAGCACACTTAGTTGTAATTTACAAAATAACACCCTGGTTCTTATTGATAGAATTCAACACGGATTAGAACTGGAAAACATTTTAGAAAGAACATGTGAGAACAAAAAGGTATTTTTTATACGAGGAGAAGTAGATGTTGAATCTAGAAATGAAATCAGAAAGCTTATGGAATCAAAAAATGATGTCATATGCATTGCTATAAGCAGTATTTTTGCAACTGGAGTGGATATTCGGAATTTGCATAATATTATTTTGGCAAACGCAGGAAAAGCTAAGATTCGTCTATTGCAAAGCATAGGTCGTGGGTTAAGATTACATCCTAACAAACAAAAACTAATGCTTATAGATTTAGCCGACCAATTATATTACGGAAAAAAACATTTCAATAAACGAATAGAAATTTACAACAAAGAACAAATAGAAACCAAAATAACAAAATATAAAATAATATGAAAAAAAAACGTGGACGTAAACCAAAAAATCAAAATGTATCTGATGAAATTCTTGATGAAAATAAAGAAGATATTAAAAAAATTGCAGCCAAAGTGAAAAAAGAAAAAATTCACTATGTAAATGCCAAAGATTTTGAAGACGGCATAAGAACTTTTTATGGATCAGGAATACTAACTCAATATCTTGGAGAAAGTGTCAGTAAGATAGCAAATGGATTAAGCTATGCACCCAACTTCATCAATTACAGCTATCGAGACGAAATGGTTGGAGATGCCATAGTTAAAATGATGACAGCACTGAAACATAAGAAATTCAATCTTGATTCCGGTTATAGTCCATTCAGTTATTTCACAACGATTGCATTTCATGCATTTATTAATCGAATTAAAAAAGAGAAAAAACATCATGAAACTTTGGAACAATATAAAGAAAAGGTTTATACTGATAAAATGAATGAAGGGATGGCTTCAACAGGAACTCGTGTTTATATTGATCAAGACAATTATAATTCTAACGATTGAAAACTCTTGGAAAAAAAGCACTTCTTTTTGCGGATTTGCATCTAGGAGTACATCAAAATAGTATACGTTGGCATCAACTTGCTTTGGAATGGGCAAAATGGGCCAAAGAGATAGCAGTAAAACAAGGTGCTGAATCAATTATATGTCTTGGTGATTATTTTCATGATCGGGATCAAATTGATGTATCCACATTGGATATAGCTCGAAAGATTTTAAATATTTTTTCAGATTTTAAAATTTATCTGATAACGGGGAATCATGATCTTTATTTCAAAGAAAAGAATGATGTAACCTCTCTTCATGTTTTTCAGGATTATCCTTATGTAAATGTTGTGAATAACACACAATCATTCAGATATGGTGAAAAAATAATCAATATGGTTCCATGGACAGATTCGAATGAACCTAAAAATTTTGAAGCTGATATTGTTTTAACACATGCAGAATTTAAAAACTTCCGAATGAATAACAGTAAATTTTGTGAAGAAGGTGTTGATTTAGAAAAATATAAAAATACTGAACGTATTATTTTGGCAGGTCATTTTCACATCAGTGACATCAAAACACATGATAATCTAAAGGTCGGATATCTTGGAAATCCTTTTCAACAAAGTTTTGCAGACATAAACAATAACAAATATGTTTATATTATAAATTTTGAAGACATGAAAATGCAAAGTTTTGAAAATGAGTTCTCGCCCAGACATGAAATAATTAGATATTCAAAAAAAGAAGAACCAAAACGCCAGAATTCAATTGTGAGATTAATATTTGACGTTTCAGATAATACTGAAAAATACACATCATTTTCCAGCCATATTCAAGAAAATTATAAACCATATTCACTTCTAACCCAGACTGATTTTGAACTTAAATCGGAAGAAAATGAAAAACCAACAAATATATCATTTGATCAGATGCTAGAAGAATTTATTAATGGTATGGATATTCAAAACAAAAAGGAAACAACAGAGTATTGTAGCAATCTTTATAAAAGGTGTGTCTGATGCAAACGATTAATTTTAAAACAATTTATATAAAAAATTTTCTTTCTGTAGGAGAAAAACCAATAATAGTTAATTTTGAAAAAGGATTGTGTTTAATTACAGGAGAAAATCTGGATAAACCTGAAAGATCCAATGGTGTTGGAAAAAGCACTATAGCAGATGCTATTCATTTTAGTTTATTTGGTGAAACCATACGAGAAGTTAAAAAGGATCTGATTCCAAATTATTATACAAATGGAAAAACTGTTGTTCAAATAACATTTGATATCGGTAATGATAGCTACGAACTTAACCGAACTGTAAACCCCACCACAGTTAAATTAGTAAAAAATTCAGTGGATGAAACCAAAGATACAATAGCTAATACAAATAAAACCATAGAAAACCTTATTAGATGTAATAGTAAAATATTCAATAATTGCATAAGCCTAGGGATTAACAGCAGTAATTGTTTTATGAACATGAAGAAATCTGAAAAACGTCAATATATAGAATCTATTTTAGATTTAGATATTTTTTCTAAAATGACGGATATTTGCAAATCAGAACTTTCTGAGGACCGTAAGATACGAGAGGGATTGTCTGCAAAAAGAGAAACATATCAGTCCATATTAGATGATTATGAGAATCAAAAAAAGGAATTTGAAACAAAGAAACAAAAAAATATAAGTGAATTAGAACAAAAAATAAATGCTTTAAAAAATAAAATACACATTTTAAACGATGAAATTAACAATTTAGCGATAACCAAAGACAATGATTTGTCTGAAAGTATCAATCAGGCAAAAAATGCGTTAAAAATTATAGAAGAAAAAATAAGTGAAACTGAAAAAAACATTGCCTCCAAACAATCAGAAATCCGCTCGATTCAAAAAAGTTTGAATGAAATCGGGGATAATGCTGAAACTTGTCCTTCTTGTCTAAGAAATATTGACGAATCTTGTAAACAACATGTTGAAAATCGCAAAAAAGAAATGCAAAATGATATTGTAATTTGCGAAGAGTTTATAAAAGAAAAAAATGATAAAAAGAAAAAAATTGTTTCTAAAAGATCAGAAGCAGAGAATATAATTGATAATTTGCAAAATAGAGAAAAAGAAAATGAAAAACAAAAAAGCAAAAAAGAACAAAATCAAAAGCTGATCGAACAAATAAACTCTGCAATATTGGATATTGAACAACAAATAGAAAAAGAACAAAACAGAACAGAAAATTATGATAAGAATATCCAAGAAAATGAAAAAAAGAAAGTTGAATTAGAAAAAAAGATATCTGAACTAGATCAAAGAATTTATGTTTTAAATAATAGTAAATTTATTCTAAGTGATGAGGGTCTGAAGAGTGTATTTATTTCTAAAATAATAAATCTTTTAAATACAAAAATAAACCATTATTTGAACAAATTAGATTCCAATTCTCGTATAACATTTGATAGTTATTTTGAAGATAGTCTTACAGATTCTGTTGGAAAAATAGCAAGTTATGCAAATCTTTCAGGTGCAGAAAAGAAGGCTGTGGATCTGGCATGTATGTTTTCTTTCATGGAAATGAGGGAACTGCAGAACTTCCCGATCTTTAATTTTGTATTATTTGATGAAATTTTTGACAGCAGCTTTGACAAGAAGAGTGTTCAATTAATAACAGATATTTGTGAAGAAATATCTTCAAACAAGTGTGTTTTTATCATAAGTCACCGAAAAGATGCAATATATTCAAATAATTATAAAACAATAAGTTTACAAAAGAAAAATGGCGTAACAAACATGCTTGAAAATTAAACATTCAATATAATTATATTATATTTTATGTTTATTCAAAACAGTAATCCTTATACTTCTAATCCACTTCTAGATAATGTAAACATTCATACTAATAAAGTTGCACCAAGACAACCACTAGCTGCAACACCGGCACAACCTGAAAATATGCCGGACCGTGGAATCAATTATCTGGCAGATTATAGCGGTTGCGGTCATTGGCGTTTAATATGGCCAGAGATGATTCTTAATGCCCACAATAAAATGACAATGCACAGTACAACTGTCATGTGCTTGGATCCTCGTTATTATGTTCATACCAAAGCAGTTCGTGTGCAACGCCAAGCTACAGAACATCAACTTAAATTTGTACATTTTTTAAAAGAAATTGGAAAACAAATAGGGTTTCGTATCATTTATGAGATTGATGATTTGGTTTTTCATGAAGATATTCCCGACTATAACAAGTTTAAAACAGCATTCGTAGATCCAAATATACGAAAACAAGCCCAGGATATCATGAATAATTGTGATGAAATCACTGTAACATGTGATTTTATGAAAAAATATTATTCAGAAAAGACTGGACACAAGAATATAACTGTAATTCCGAATTATCCTCCAAAGTTTTGGATGGGCAACTTCTTTAATCTTAAACGTATCAGCGAAAATTACGATCAATCTGAAAAGAAACCCAGAATTCTTTATGCAGGAAG